GCCGATCGGCTCTTCGAGTTCGGAACCGAGATGATCAAGAAACTCTGGGAGGGCATCGAGCAGAAGTTTGGCGAGCTTCTGGTCTGGTTCAAAACGATCCCCAGCCGCATTCGGAGCGCGATCGGCAACATCGATCTCGGCAACCTCATCAAGTGGCCGTCAATGCCTTCGTGGCTGGGCGGCTCCACGCCGAAGCCAACTCCAGCGCCGATTGATGGAGCGCGAGCCAGCGGCGGTCCGGTTAACGCCGGCGGCTCATACCTGGTCGGCGAAGAGGGACCGGAGATCTTCACGCCAAACCGCTCCGGTGTCGTATCACCAAACGAAGCGTATCAAGCAGTCAGCCAGGCGGGCGCGGCGGGTCGAGGAGCAAAACCAGTCGGAGCCAGCAGGGAATTTGCTCCTGTTTTCAACATTGAACTCCACGCCCATGGCGTCAATGACCCTGAAGTCCTGACCGATATGATTCTTCAAAGCCTGAGGTGGAAGCTCCGTGACGAGCTGAATGGCATACAATGTGACACTGGCTACTGCGTAGCCTGAGAAGGAATGAAGACATGACACATGAGAAAGCGACAAGAGATATCACCATCGAAGCGCGGCTCGCCGCGCTTCAGATCCTTGCGGAAATGAGCCTGTACAAGCAGCTGGCGATTTTGGAGCGGGAAGACCAGAACAATATACTGGCCCAACACCGCAAACTTCTTGCGACCCAGGCAGCGCTGCGGGCAAAGAGAGCGCGGGCAAGCCTTGAGGAGGCAGAGGAATTCACCGAAGCCGCCAGTAGTTTCGGGTTCGCGGTATTCGACAACGTCGCTGGTATGCTCGAGCGCCGGCGACAAGAGAAGGCGACCGCCAATGCTGAAAATTGAGTTCAAGGGCGACGGCCTCGAAATGATGGTGAAGGCTGTCGAAAGCCTCGCCGACGAGCGGAAGGCTGGCAAGATCTACGCGATCGGCCTGAACCGTGCCGCCAAGAAAACCCACACTATCGTGAAGCGCACCGTCGCGAAACAGATGGGTGTGACACAAGCCGCCGTGGTCAAACACGGCGGTTTGAGGGTGAGCAATGCCCATGCCGGCAAGCTCATCGCCACGATCGACGCCAGCGGCAAGTTCCTGCCGGTGAAGGATTTTAAGCCACGCCAGGGCAAGGCCGGTGTTTCCGCTTCACCCTGGGGAAAGCGGACGATGTTTCCCGGCACATGGATCGACAGCGGCAGGAGGGCGAATAGCGGGATCGGTCCCTCGACTAAGGCTGCGGCCGGCGGTCAGGTGTTTACTAGGACGGACAAGTTCAACCGGAAGTCGGGCCGGAACAATGCCATCAAAGCCCTGTCCGGTCCTGCCGTGCCGGTGGAGCTGGTGCGGCGCGAGACAGCGAAGGCCTTCGAGGAAGTTGCCAACAAGGAGTTGCTCGTCGAGACAGAACGGGCGCTCAAGGCCCTGACAAAGGGCTTTATCAAGTGATTATCAACAAAGAGAAACCGTTCCAGCCGAGAACGGTTTCTCTCTCTCAAAAAAGGTCCTCGATTAGGACCATTTTCGAGAGAGCCTCGCCAACGCCATCAACTTGTCTGCCCTGAGACAATCAGATTGTAGGCTTCATTCATCTCAACGAGAGTGCTGGAAGGAAAGCCCATCTGAGCAACTCCATCGACGATGGATACCTGCAAGCCGCTGTGCCAAGCGCTGTCTCTTTGGACGAATGTCGGCTGATCGACCCACTCAAATTGATCAAGTGTTATATCTGCGACCATAGTGCCGCGCTGAAGCCATGCGTGCGACTGCCAATTGTCAGCGGCAATTTGCGGGCAGCAGAAGAGGATGAACCCGTCCTCACCATTCTCGCTCAAAAACCGCTGAAGGAGTAGCGAGCTATATTCGCAAGAACCGGCGGGGAAGAAGGCCATCGAGGCCGGAAGCTGTGCTCTATTAGCTTGCTGGATCAGGATGCGAAACTGTGCAACGAGGTCAGAAATCCGCTCAATTTCGAGGTCCGGTTCTTCGCACATCGAAGGTCGATCTAGTCTGTAAGTTGCGCTTTCGCGGTGATGACAGCCATGTGAGCGCCGTCCTTATCCAAAATGGCGACAACCTCATTGATCCGCCCGCAGGCATCCTTCACATCGATTTTATGATCCCGAACTCTTTCGAGCAGTTCCGCGAAGAAGAAATCCAGATCTGTATCAGGGCCGGCATTTAACAAACCTCCCCGCAACGTCCGGTCCAAAATCTGCCGAATAGCTTCAGGACGAGTGGGGAGGGTTGGTTCATATTTACGGTATTCATCGAGCGCCGTGATCATCTCAGGCGTCATGCGCACCAACACTGGCGCATTCTCGTTAGCAGGACGACCTTTTTTTGATATCACGATATTACCCGTTGATTGAGCGATGATATTTTGATATCACGATATTCGAGCCAGGGCAAGGCTGCAACCTGCCCTGGCTCTAACCGAAACCCTGTTCATGGAGGAACAAGGAATGGCTTCGCACGCCCATACCACAGTCCACGCCGCTGCCAAAGGTTTGCCTGTGCTCAACCGCCGTAGCCTCATCAAAGGCGCTGTCGCCGGTGCTGCTATCGCGGTGCCCGTCGCCGTCGAGGCTTCACGCGAGATGTCGGCCGAGGAGCAGGTCGACGCCTGTGTTGCTCAGCTGAAGAGCCTGCTGGCGAAGATGCATCCCAACGCAAAGATCCATCCACACTTCCTCTCCAGCCGCCCGGACGGTTCGTTCCGCTTCTCCATGCAAGGCGATGTCTCGTTCAGTCAGTATAGCGGCGAGGGCATCTATGAAATCAGCCTCGACGGATATCCTCACAAAGTCTGGCTTCTGGAGGAGCACGAGATCAACAGGCTGACCGGCGAGCCTCTGCCGCACGTTTTTTACTGGTCGGCCTTCGTCGACGATGACGGCGAGCTCGATCCGCAACTCGTCCGCCAGATGTACAGCCCGAAGATCATCCGCAAGATCGAAGGATATGCGTCATGAACGCTCATATCCCACACCGCGCAACATCCATCAGCGTTACCCCTCGCCAGCGCCAGCAGATCGAGCGCCTGGTGGAAAGCCTAATCGCGATGCTCGACCTGATCGATGGAGAGCCTGATGAAGAGCCCTCGCTTGGCTGGCGAGGTCCCGGCGGGAGCGGCTGTGAAGATCAGGCCTCTCCCGCCTTCATGGCCTATCACTGCGGATTTGAAGACGGCGAGGAGGATGCCGGCGATATGCCGGAGCTTGATCAGGCGGAAGATGGCATCGCCGACCACGATGCGCTTTGCGATGAAAACCTCTATTTCCTCAGCTTCGCCTTCGACGGTTCCGGTCAGGACATCGCCGAGCGGCTTCTTAATGAGAGGCTCTCCAAAGCGTCCGCTCCCGTCAACATGCAGGCTCACCGGGCGTAAGAACCATTCGTTGAATTACATTCTTGCAAATCAATTCGACGAATGCTACAGAAGGCTATGACGAACGAACCTAAACTCACGCTCCTTCCTGAAATCGAAGACCTGCTGCGGAAGCATGCAGAGTTCGAAGCTGAGAAGCGCCAGGCATACAACGAGCCCCGGTTCGCGCTCGGCGCGATCACTGGCGGCGTGGGGATCTCGGAAATGTGGGTCCGCAACCTCCTAACCAGGGGGCAGATAGTGCTTTCTGAAGGGCGTGAGAAAGGGGAGGGCAAACACCGCCGCTTTTCCATCAAAGACGCCATCAAGATCGCAGCCGCGTACCAGTTGAGCAATCTGGCCGCGCCCATGAGTTTCCGAAGCGAATTGGCCGAGAAGGTCGCGGGCTATGCCGAGATGCTGTTTTCGCGAGCGCAGACAACGCTGAGAAACCCGGTCATCTTGATCTACAACGACGGCGACTGGAAGTATCGCCAAGCCTACGACGACGGCCCGTTCCGTATCACCGAAATGGAAGACCTTCCACCGGCTGTGTCATTGCTGAACGTTCACAAGCTGATCGTCGACACCCTGCGGCCACTAGGCCTCGATGTCGCGTTCGGAACCGCAGGCGAGCTACGTAATCAGGCAACGAGCGGCGAGGAGTAGGATTATGCAGATCTCGCTCCCAAACTTTTTCCGGCGATCGAACAAAGCAGAAGCAAAACGTGATCGAACCATGATCGCCGGGCTCTTTCGTCGCAACATCGACGCGGCCAGCTTCGGCCCTCGCTGGGGTGATACCCGTCTGACTCTTCGACCAGCCTCAGAGATCAACGCCCGCCAGGGCGTTGCTGCTGGCCGGATCTCCGGCATGGCGCTCAACAACCCTTACGCGGCAGCCATCATCTCTGCATTTTGCGATGCAGCCGTTTGTGATGGCCCCTCAATCCGGCCTATCCACAGCAACGAGGAAAGCCGCCGCCAGCTGATCGCCATCGCCGACCGCTTCTATGATGAAGGCGATGCGGAAGGTTTAGTGAACCTCGGTGAGGCGCTCCGACGTAGCGTGGTCAGCCTGGTCGCCACCGGCAATGTCTTTCTCCATATGATGATCGACGGCACGTCCGGCGCACTGCGCTATAAGCATCTGCCGACATCGCAGCTCGACCGCAGCAAGACGTTCCCTCAGCCACTTCCCTCCGGTGGGTGGATCGAGAACGGGATTGAGTTTTCAGCTGCCGGCAAGCGTGTCGCTTATCACTTCCTGAAGACCGGAGACGGCCGCACAGGCGGCTCATGGGAGACGGTGCGGATCGATGCGGCCGACATCCTTCACGCCTTCAAGCCACTCTTCCCCGGTCAGCAGCTTGGCCTGCCGTGGCTCGCGCCAAGCGCCACCCATCTGGCCGAGATCGATAGGCTTGAAGATGCGCTTTTGGCGAAGGCCAATTCGGCTGCGCTGTTCGGCATGGTGCTCACCCGTCCCGACGAAACAGGATCGGTCGCCAAGCCGGACGCAAACGGCGATTATTCCATGGAGCCGGGAGCAACGATCATTGCCCCGCCAGGTTGGGACGTGACGGCCGTCAACCCTCCCAACAACGAGGGAACGTCCGAATTCCTGCGATCGATGATCCGCTCCGCAGCTGCCGGAGCCGGCGTCCCCTACGAACTGGTGTCAGGCGATCTCTCGCAGACCAACTACAGCTCGGCTCGCGTGGGGCTTCTGGAGTTTCGCCGGCGTGTCACTGCCCTCCAGAAGAATATTCTCGTGGCGAGGATCCTCGATCCCCTTTGGAAGAGGACACTGCTGGTCGAGGCGCTTTATGGCCGCATCCCATTCGATCTGTCGCAGGCCCGCGCCGAGTTCACCTTCCCCGGCTTCGAACCGATAGACCCGATGAAGGAAACCAATGCCGACGTAACGGCCATCAAAGCCAACCTCAAGAGCCGTCATGAAGTGATCGCCGCTCGCGGCCGAGATCCGCATGTTGTCGATCAGGAAATCAGCCAGGACACCAACAAGCCACAGACGGAGAAGGCCGCATGAACATCCGCGCTTCCGCCGACAACCGCTTCGAGCGCAAGGCGACCTTCACGGCCTCCAGCTGGAACGCTGAGAGCCGCGAATTCGAAGTGGTCTTCGCGACCGACAAGACCGGCGTCACCCGCTACGACGCACAGGGTCCTTACACCGAATTCCTTGACATGAGCGGCTTCACCATCGTCGACGGTGCACCGTTCCTCGACAATCACAATCGCGCCAGCATCGATGACAGCTTGGGTGCTGTCCAATCCACGAGGGTTGTCGGCCGGGAAGCCCGGGCGATCATCAAGCTGTCGCGTAACCATCCTTCGGCGACGCGGCTCGGCGCTGATCTGGAGGATGGTTTCAAATTCCCGATTTCGACTGGCTACACCGTGCAAAAGTGGAAGGTGACCAGCGATCCGAAAACCGGCGTCCGCACGAAGACCGCTCTCAAGTGGACCGTGTTCGAGATCAGCGCCGTCCTTATTCCCGCCGACCCTCACGCAACCACTAGAGGACTAGAAATGGATCCTGAAAACCAGCCGGCGGTGACGCCCCCGGCCGTGACGCCGCCGGCGGTTCAGCCTCCGGTCGCTTCCGAACCCCAAACGCGAGCCGCCGTCAATCTGGAGATCCGGACGCTGGCGACTTCCCTTCAACTGCTGCAGACGTGTGTTGATTAGCAGTTCGATTGCGTAGCTTCGGCCGACCAGGCTCTCGCCGCTGCACTCGAAGAGATGCTGCAGCGATCGCAGCGTGGCAATGTGCATCCGACGGTCCGGATCGGAGAGGATTTCACAGATCCGGAGTTCCGGGCCCGCACCCTCGGCGAAGCGCTCTACAGCCGCATGAACCCCGGTCACAATCCGGCAGAAGCGGCGCAGCAGTATCGCAGCTTCTCCATGTTGGAGATCGCCCAGGACTGCCTTCGGACACGAGGCATCGCACACGGCGGCCTTTCGCCGGCCCGCCTGGTGGAACGCGCCCTCCATACGACGAGCGATTTCCCGCTGATCCTCGGCGACGCCACCAACCGTTCGGTGCTCGACAGCTACCGCGTGGCACAGTCTGCCATCAAGGCAGCCGCCCGCCAGGTGAATGCACGGGACTTCAGGACGCGCCACCGGCTGAAGCTCTCGGAAGGGCCGGAGCTGGAAAAGGTCGGCCAGTCTGGTGAGATAAAGGCAGGCACACTGGTCGAGGCGGAAGAGAGCTACAAGCTTGACACCTACGCCAAGCGGCTCGGCCTTTCCCGGCAAATGATCGTCAACGACGATCTTGGTGCCTTCACCGACATCTCCCGCCGCATGGGTCAGGGAGCCGCCGCAACCGAGGCAAAGCTTCTTGCGCAGCTCATCGAAAGTAACGGCAAGCTGAGCGACGGTAAGGCCGTGTTCCATACCGACCACGGCAACCTGGCTTCGACAGCAAGCAGCCCGTGGATTACCGTAGATCCGAACTTCATGGATTTGGTCAGCACCGCTCGCACCGGCATGCGTCGAATGAAGACCCTTAAGGGGAACCCGATGCAGGTGGTTCCGAAGTTCCTTGTGGTGCCACCGGAGGGCGAAACGGCTGGCGAGAAACTGATTGCAGATATCGCCGCTGCCACCATGAACGACGCAAACCCCTTCGCTGGTCGGCTTCAGCTGCTCGTCGAGGCCTACTTCACCAACTCGAAGGCCTGGTATCTGGCGGCAGATCCTGCCCTCACGCCTGGTATCGAGTGGTCGTATCTCGAAGGCGAGGAAGGTCCTCAGATCGAGACGCGGGCGGGCTGGGAGATCGAAGGCGTCGAGATCAAGGTTCGCCTCGACTTCGGCGCGGGCTTCGTAGATCCGGCCGGCTGGTACAAGAACGCGGGCACGCCCTGATCATGGTTGACCTTGCCGAACTCAAGCAGCGCCGAGACGATCTTCGCCGCACCCGCGCGGACGGTGTTGCTCGCGCTAAGTTCGGAGATGACGAAATTGAGTACCGCAGCGACAGTGAGATCGCTGCGGCGCTCGCATCCCTCGATCGCGAGATCGCCGCCCTGGAAGGACGGCAGAGCGTTCAAACCATCAATTTCCGATCCAAGAGAGGTTGGTAATGAAGAACTTCATTCAAGAGGGCCGCATGTTGACGGCCAAAGCTCCGGCCGGCGGCGTCGTCTCCGGTCGAGGCGTCAAAATTGGCGACATGTTCGGAATACCGGCGATCACGGCCGCTGAAGGCGAAGACTTTGAGATGGCCGTGGAAGGCGTCTTCGAGCTTCCCAAGGCGGCCGGCGCAATCAACGAGAAGGTCAAGGTCTACTGGTCTGCCGCGAATGGCAACGTCACCACGACGGCCTCCGGCAACACACTTATCGGCCACGCCACCGATGCACGAGCCGACGCTGACACTACCGTCCGCGTCCGCCTCAGCCAATAAGAGTTCGCCGGCCGGCTGAACTCCCCGGCCGACGATCGGCACCCTCCGGGTTGCAGCCCCGGAGGGTGCCAGCCAACCCCGAAGACAGAGACAGGATCATGGCAAACCGCCAGACAGCGATAAAGCAGAACGATGCCAAGAGGCTCTTTCGAGCTGCGCTCGACGCTGGCTTCGATGCTGCCAAGATCGTCATCCATCCGGACGGTCGGATTGAGGCGTCCGCCTCATTCGCGGAGCAAGCGAACCCGAAGTCTGAAAACACTTGGGATGAGTTGCTGAGACGATGAGCGCGAAGAGCCGAAACGGTCTGCCGAAGCATTGCTCGCTGGTGATTGACCGGCACAAGAAGCGTCGCGTCCGCTTCCGCGCCAAGGGCGTCGACACATACCTTCCATATCCTCCTATCGGTCCTGAATTCGAACAGGCTTATACGCAAGCTCTGGCAGGAGTGACGGAGTGGCGGGCGAACATCGGTGCCAGCCGTACCCGGCCAGGTTCCTTCGATGCTCTGGCCGTCTCCTACTACCGCTCCCCTGAATTCCAAGGCCTGCGCGACAGCACGAAGCAGACATATCGCCGAATCATCGAGAGGTTCCGCCAGCAGCACGGCAGGCGCATGATCAGGGATCTGCGCCGTGAGCACGTTAAAGCGCTGATCGGAGACATGGCAGAGCGTCCACAGGCAGCGAACCGGCTACTTTCCCTGTTGAAGCTGATGCTCGACCACGCCCTCGACAATGGCTGGATCAGCGCCAATCCGGCCCACGCGGTCAAAGGCTTCTCGAAGAAGACCAGAGGTTTCCACACTTGGACCGAGGCGGAGATCGCTGCCTACGAGACACGGCACCCTGAAGGGACGAAAGCAAGGCTCGCGCTGGTGCTTCTTCTCTACACAGCGCAGCGCCGCAGCGATGTCGTCGCTATGGGATGGGAAAAGATAAACGGCCGCTACATCCGTGTGAAACAGGTAAAGACAGACGCCGAGCTTGATCTCTTCATGCTCCCGGCGCTTACGGCCGAGATCCGCTTACTACCGCGAGACAAGCCAACCTTCCTCACCACCGAATTTGGCAAGCCTTTCACGCCGGCCGGCTTCGGCAACTGGTTCAGGGACAGGTGCAACGAGGCTGGCCTATCCCACTGCACCGCGCACGGCCTCCGCAAGGCAGCAGCGAGGCGCATGGCGGAAGGCGGGATGAGTGGCGATGTCATCAAGGCCGTCACCGGCCACACCGACCTAAAGCAGGTCTCGGTCTACACAGCCGCAGCCAATCAAGCGGCACTTGCTGAGAAGGGCCTGAAGGCTATCGCAGGGAAGAAAAAGCGAACAGAACCTGTCCAACCTTTCGAAAAAGTTGGACAAAAGAAAGCAAAATGAGATGGTAATTCAGTCGCTTAGTAAAATTGATGGCGGACAGAGAGGGATTCGAACCCTCGATACGGTTTCCCGTATACACGCGTTCCAGGCGTGCGCCTTCAACCACTCGGCCACCTGTCCTTGGAGTAAGGGCTGCCTGCGCAGGCGCGAAGCAGCGGTCGGGCGCGATATATAACGAGGATTTCGCGTCGATCAACCGGAATTTGCGTGGCTGCGCCAGAAGGCGCTCTGAGCGGTGCCTGTTGCGCCGCAAGGCGGCCCGCGTTATCGCTTGGTGAAGTACTTTGTATTCGCCCTTTCCGTTTGCGACGTCAGGAAACAGCCGTTGATACGCAGCTTCTTCCGCCTTCTCAGTCTGTTGGCGCTCGTCGCGGCGATACTCACAGGGACGCTCGATTCCATTCAGTCGGTGGCTTCCTCGTCCGTAGTGGTGACGTCGCTTGGAAATCACTGGCAGAACCTCGACGTCGTCAGCCTCGCTATGGCGGAGGCCGCCTTCGCACACTATATCCATGCCGATGCTTGGCGGTGGGCCATCGCGCCGGTTCTGTCGCAGCCTGCCTTTGCCGTTTTCCTCGTGCTTGCCTTGCTGTTCTGGATGATCGGCTACCGGCGCCCGCGATTTGCCGGCCGCTTCTCAGCCTGATCGAACATCCGGTTTCCGCAGGCAGGCATTTCCTCTTACGCCAGGAGGCGATGATGTTCGTGATCGACATGTTCAACAAGAAGACTGCCATGCCGACGCCGGAAACGGCGCTGCCGGGCCGCGACCAGCCCATTCCGACCTCCGACAACCACTTCGTCAATGGGCATTCACTCCATGAACCCTATCCCGACGGTATGGAGATCGCCTATTTCGGCATGGGATGCTTCTGGGGGGCGGAGCGCCTCTTCTGGAAGATCCCCGGCGTACATGTGACGGCCGTCGGTTATGCTGGAGGGATCACGCCCAACCCCACCTATCAGGAGACGACGACGGGGCTCACCGGCCACGCGGAGATCGTCAAGGTGGTCTTTGACCCCGCGGTTGTATCCTATCGAGTCTTGCTGAAGACGTTCTTCGAGGAACATGATCCTACCCAGGGCATGCGGCAGGGCAATGATATCGGTACTACCTATCGTTCTGCCGTCTACACGACGAACGAGGCGCAGGCGGCCGAAGCGAGGGAGGCAATGGCGGCTTTCCAGGCAGCGCTCGACTCGGCGGGAAAGAAGGGGCGCATCACCACGGAGATCGCGCCGCTCGACATCTTCTACTACGCAGAGGATTACCATCAGCAGTATCTGGCCAAGAACCCCGGCGGTTATTGCGGCCTGCGCGGCACCGGCGTGAGCTGCCCGGTCGGGTAGTCACCTCTGGCCTTCAGGACATCTTCAGGATGCCGCGCCCGTTTCGTGCGCGGCATTT